GCCGTCAAAGGTGGGTTCTCTAGCCGTGTCACGCTGTAGCGCCTCTGCCGGATGTGGCTCTGATGGGTTTGCCATACTTTCATACGGTTCGTCTTCACCTCGCTGTCGGGAGAGTTCGTTTGCCTTGGAGGTGAACCAGTCTACATACCACCCCCACCGGGCAAGGCCCGCATTCCCACAGGACTGCCATTCATCTTCGCCCCAGTCGGTCGGTGGGTCCGTTGTTGTGGCGTCTTCTTCATGACTGTTGAGATACGCCGGGATGGGCGTCTTATCATCTTCGCCACGGGTCAGAAAGTCGTTAACTTGAACGTCGTTATCAGCGAGTGCCCGCGCACGACTCGTTCCCGTACCCGTGCCGCAACTATCCGGAATTAGCCCCTCATCATCGGCATCAAGTGCGGCTTGTGCCGCGTTCTGCACCCGCTCGGGGACGTCGACACTCTCCGACAGTGCTGGCCCGTCTTGAAGCGCCTCAATCGTCTCATGCAGAGCTTCAGCCGTTGGCGCTTTGCCCGGCTCTATCTCGTTACTCGGCGCGGCACCGTTCGCAACGAGCGCCAAATCCCGCCAGCGGTTGATTTCCGTGGCCTTGAACGGGGCTGGCCCTTCGTCCATCGCCTCAATCTCTCGACTGACGAGCGGGCTAACTTCTAATCGCCCGTGCTGGATTTTGCGGGCAAGGTCCGGGTCGTCAACCTCTGCCTCGAAGAGTACCCCTACGCCATCCTTATAGCCAGACCATGTGATTTCTCCCGCAATGGCATCAACCGGCGTCTGCGCTTTGGGGTCTTCGGCGGTGTGATTCGTGTCCGTGGCGAGTGGCTGGCCTTCAAGCGCGTCAGCTGCCTCTCTAAGCGTGTCTTTGGGCCAGAAGGTGCGTTTGCCACTGCCGCCTATGGTTATGTCGTTCTCTCCGATTGCTACGCCATGCACGATATGCGTGTCTTGAGAGGGATCGTCACCGCTGTCAACGGCTAAGGCTGCATACCCTGGCGTGACTTGTTCAAATGTCATAGCGTGACACCACTTAAGAGACTACTTGCCCCCCCCTCAAACGCTTCAACCACAATCCACCGACCGTTGAAGAACTGGAACGTATAGACTGCAAAGTCGGCGTCAATTGTCACATCCGGCAGGTCGAGAATCGTTGTGTTCGTTGCCGTGACTGTGATATTGTTCGTGGCTGCATTCCCGGCGTTATCAATCACTGTTACCGTTCGCCCCGTATCCGCTGTCTCTGGGAGTGTGACCGTCCCAACCCCACCACTTGTGTCAATCAACAGCACATCATCGTCATCCCGAACGGTTGTATCACCGCTACTCTCGCGGCTGTTCTCTCTAATATTCGCTTCGATGATGTCAATGAGTGTTGAGTCTGATAGTCCGGGCAATGTTCTCCCTGAGAGTTGTTCTGCAATTGACCGTATGTTGTCGTGGTCTGTTTCCGTCATGGGTAATCTCTGTCTGGAATCTCTACCTAGTCAGCCCTCAGTTAGTATCTCAAGCGGACTATGAGTTACGAAACTAACGTAACTTCGGGAGGGAGCCTTTCAGACAGTGGTTTCGTGATGTTAGAACCCACCCGAATACTGACATTACAGCGCCCCGAAGGATGCGCTGGCGGGGCTAATCTGTACGTCTGGCCATCACGGGCGAACACAACGACAGTGCCACGCATTTCACTCGGCCGGAGTGCAACACCGTTCACGGCCCGACAGAACGGACACGTCCGGGGACTCCCCATTGCGGCGTCCCACTCACCGTGTCCGGTGGCTATCTCATTCTCTGCGTCCCGGTTGAGTTGTTCCACTCTCGACAGCGTGCCCTCAGTGTGCGCGTTGATAACCTCACTCCGAGCGATAAGCGTACTCCGGTGTTTGCCAATAGAGTCAACGCGATTCGTGAGACTCCGGGCTATCTCTCGTGGGTTCTGCCCCTCAGTGAAGCCCGTAACGAGTTCGTCCCGCACGGCTTGGGCTACATCATCCCGAACGGATACCAGATTCTCGAAGGTCCGTGTAAAGAGCGTCTGAAGGCTACTGCTATGTATCGGCTGTGGCAATAGGTCACCCGCGTCAGTGCGTTCAAAGGCTATATCCTGCTCGGACAGTTGCCGATGAACATTCCGAATCCCTGCGGCATAGGCGGCTCTGAGAAACTGATTACTGTTCTCACCAACTACCGTGAGGTAATTGTTGTCTAATTGCTCCCGAAGCCACCGGAGGAAGCCACGAATCCGACTCTCATCGGTCGGGAAATCAAAGACTTGCTCCGGTACGTCGTCAACCAGTGCCTCGGACTCATTATCGTCTTGCAGGTTGAATAAATCGTCTTCAACGATTGCCTCGCGGATTCGGGCGTTAATCCTCCCTAAGACACCTCTGAGCCGTTCGGCAAACTGCCGCTGGAGGCTTGCGGTTCTGGTCGGCCCAAACGTCCCGTCCGGGCGTCTATACAGGGCTTCGGTAGTATTATGAGGCTGGCAACTCATACTGTGGGTATGTCACTATTCAGGCAGACAACAGCACTCTGGGTTTGTGGGATGTGTCCAGACTGCCGCTCATTCAGTGCAACGTGCGAATCAAAGTATGACCCAGAACAACTCGGGAGTAACTGGGAACACCATTATGAGTGCTCGCTATGTGGGAAGACTGACCGCTTCGGTGAGTCACAGGTTAAACTTGCAGTAGACGACGTTCAACACTGGGACGGGATGCCCGCCACAAGTTAGTCGCCCCACCCACGCCACGCTTCTGTGCCAAGCACCTCATCCTTCATTGATGCACACAGTTCTTCGTCACGTAAGTCGCCCATGCAACACGCGCCACCACAGTCGAACTGACCCCCCATGCTACTCCACGCGTCAAGCAGGATTACACGGGCCGGAACGTCCGACTCTCGCCACGACTCCGGCATGGTCCAATCAAGCGCCTCATACTTCGCGCCAGTAGCCGAGAACACGTCGGCCATAGCCTCAATATCTTCAGTGGGATTGTCTAACCCCGTGTCTGGTAGTTCGCTTTCGGAGAGTTGACTTGCCTTATAGAACTCACTGCCTATCCGGGCGTCTTTCAGTGCCACCGCATAGGCCGGGCTGTTCTCACTCGCGTCAACGTCCTCGGTGGGATTCGACGTGAACACACCGGAGATAACGCCAATCCCTTGCGGCGTCTGCACAACGTCGCCCTCGCTATACCGCGTGTCAAGACTCTCGACACCGAAAATATCCTTGAACGCTTCCTCGGTGTCTGCATCACGCGAGAGTTCTTCTGCCATATCCTCCGGGTTGTCCATGTCCTCTGTGGGGAAATCCAACACCTCTAGCAGTTCCTCACGCGAGACTAACGCTGTTGGCCCGGCCTGTGGGCCTGCCGCTGCATTGAGTGCCCCAACGTAGGTGTTCATCCGCTCAATTTCTTCAGTGGACAGGCTCTTGACTGGGTTTTCCTCAGTCTCAGGCTGAATCTTCAACTCCACGCCTGTCGGGTCGAGTCCCTGCCGCTCGGCAACCTCCCTCAGCACAGGCGTCCACTTCTTCTCTTGATAGCGGCGTTCTTCAGATACAAGGTCAAGATATCCCTCGCGCTGTTCTTCCGTTACGTCACGGTTGATGCCCTCAGCGAACCCGACCATATACTTCGGGGCCGGGAGTGGCGCGAGGATGATGTTGATGTACTGCCGAATCGTATCATCAAGCTCGGGGACTTCACTCTCGTATTTCTCAAGGTCTATGTTAGCATCAGAGGTCAACACGTCCCCGGCGTCCATGTTGTTCAACTCGGCTTCGGTGTCCTGAATGGATGCATCGTCCCATTCAATCACCTCTTTCCGGTCCCCGAGGTCAATCACTTCCGGGGTGAACTGCGCGGTATAGATGCCGTAGGCTTTGCGATTAATCGCCTCGGACCTATCGCGCTTGATTTGCTTGTACTCGGTAATGTCCTCAGAAATGCCTTCAATGATAGACGTACCAAAGACGCCCTGTGTATCCGCAAGCCCGGCATCGTCGCCAATATCCGGGTCAAGCACCTGCTTCATCACGTCGTTCTGACTCAACGGGATTTGCTGTCTGTCGTCAAACCCGTTGCGACGGATACCTAAGATAGATTCATCGTCAAACTGGATATACGCGGCTACCTCACCCCGGCGGGTTGTCTCAACATCTTGCGGGTCAATATCCTCCGGGAGCTCATCTTGCTCAGGCGGGAGGAGGATGTTAGTGTTGTTCTCAACTTGCGGGTAGACCGTTTCCGGCCGGATGTGATAGAAGCCTGTAATCGGACTTTCCGGGTCGTCAATAT